AGCATGAACCAAAATCCATAATCAGAGGTGGCTCACTTCTCGGTGAAAAAACCGGCTCACTTCTGGGTGAAAATCAACACCGCAGACCATCATTGGCCTGCCCGTTCTCAATTCGCATCGTCAAGACAGTCTTGAAAACCTTCTTGGCCGTGTCATTGGTGCGGGCAGCGACTCGGGCGGCCTTTGGGCCGACATTCAAATTTCCGAAAGGGCCGAATGGCTCTTGGACGAAATCGAAGCTGGCATCATCACGTCTGCCAGCATCGGCTACGGTGCGGCGCGTTCGGTAAAATCAACCGACCGCACAACCGGGCAGGCAGTCCGCACCATCCTGCCCTCAATCTCTGAAATCTCGTTTGTCCCCGTGCCCGCCGATAAGGGGGCCAATGTAAGGAATGAAACCATGCCTGAAGACCTGATTGAAACCACCCCGTCGGCACCGACCCCCGCCGAAAACCGCGCGGCAATCCGCGTTATTGCCCGTTCGGCTGGCATGACCACCGAAGAGGCGGATGATATGGTGGACCGTGACCTGAGCGTCACAGAAGCCCGCGCTGAAGCCTTTGAGGCCATGCAGACCCGGACCCGCGCAACGCCCCGGATTCGCACTGTGGCGACACTGGATGACCCGGCAACGGTCATGGCCCGCCGGGCCGATGCCCTGCACGCCCGCGTGTCTGGCACGGCCCCCAAGCCTGAAGCCGCGCCCTACATGGCAGACACGTTGCGCGACCATGCACGGGCCGCCGTGGAAGCCACTGGCACGTCGACTCGTGGCATGGACCCGGACCAGCTTTTCCGGGCCGCCATGCACACCACCACCGACTTCCCGAACCTTCTGACCAGCACAGGCAACCGGACGCTGATCGGGGCTTATCAGGCGGCGCAAAGCCCGATCAAGACCACTTTGGCCCGGCAAGCGACCATTGCAGACTTCCGGCCTTCCACGCGCCTGAAACTGTCAGACGTTGGGTTGCTGGAAAAGGTGACTGAATCGGGCGAGATTAAGAGCACGACGCGGGGCGAAGCCGCCGAGTTCTATGCTCTGGACACCTACGCCACCCAATTCGCAATCAGCCGCAAGGCCCTTATCAATAATGATCTTGGGGCCTTCCGCGATTGGGGCGCGACCGCCGGGCGCATGGCGGCCGAAACGGAAGCGAACTTGTTGCTGACTCTGTTGCTGTCCAACCCGGTTATGGGGGAAGATTCCAAGGCGCTCTTCCATGCCGATCACGGCAACCTTGCCTCTGGCACGCTTCTGGACGTGGCAGGCTTGGACTTGACCCGCAAAGCCTTGCGCGGCATGAAGGCACTGGACGGCAAGACCCCGATCAATGCGACCCCGAAATATCTGGTAGTCGGGCCGGAAATGGAAACGGTTGCCGAAAGACTTCTGGCAAGCATCTACGCCACGACGGTTGCCGACGTGAACGCCTTCAGCGGCAAGCTGAGCCTCTTGGTTGAACCGCGCATCACCGATGACCGCTATTATGTCTTCGCTGACCCGGCGGTTTTGCCCGCGCTGGAATGCGCTTATTTGTCCAGTGCCCAAGGCCCGCAGATGGCATCTCGTGAAGGCTGGGATGTGCTGGGCATGGAGTTCCGAGTCGTTCTGGACTTCGGTTGCGGGGCAATCGACTGGCGCGGCGCTTACTTCAACCCGGGGGCGTAATCGTGGCCTTGACCCTTCAGGAATTGACCGCTGCCCGTGACACGCTCTTCCGGGCGCGTGCGGGCGGCGTGATGACCTATCGGGACCAGAATGGCGAGCTTGTCACCTACAAGAGCGACTCCGATATGGCCCGCGCCTTGGCCGCCCTTGATGCAGAAATCGCGGCGGCGTCACGACGCCCCGCTTCCACCATCCACTTCAGAACCTCGAAAGGACTCTGACAAATGAAGAACTATGTCCAAAAAGGTGAAAACCTGACCCTTCCCGCGCCCTATGCAGTCACCAGCGGCGGCGGCGTCAAAACGGGCCTGATCTTTGGCGTTGCCGCTGGTGACGCCGCAAGCGGGGCCGAAGTCGATCTGGTGACTCAAGGCGTCTTCGATCTGCCGAAAGTCAGCACCGACGTTTTCGCAATCGGGGCGGCTGCCCATTGGGACGACGCCGCAAAGCTGGTCACTTCGGATGACGACTCAGGCGCAAACCCCAAGATCGGAGTCACCGTCGCGACGGCTGCCAATCCTTCGGGCAGCGTAGCCGTTCGCTTGAACGGGGCTTTCTGAGGCCATGAACGCCCCGGCACGTCATAGGGCTTTGCCGCCCCCGACCGCGCGACTTCTGTCGCGCCCGGAGGCGGCGGCCTATGCCGGGGTTTCACCTTCAACCTTTGATAAAATGCAGGCAGATGGCCTAATGCCCGCACCTATCCGGGTCTATTCCCGGACGCTCTGGGACGTTCGGGCGCTGGACTCTGCAATTGATTGTCTGCTTGATACCTATGACGCCCCGAAAAGTGGCGGTGAATCGAACGAATGGAATGACGTGCTGCCATGATGCGCAAGCCGCCCAAATACTGCCAAGGCTTCTTGGACCGTCATGGCCGGACCCGCTGGTATTTCCGGCGGCCCGGCTTTGAACGTGTCGCGCTGCCCGGCTTACCGTGGAGTCCAACCTTCATGGCCGCATATGAGGCGGCAAGCACTGGCAAGCCTATTCAGGGCGGGGCTGGGGCTTCCAAGACCGTGCCGGGCACCGTCGCGTCACTGGTGGCAAGCTATTACCGATCATCCGACTATCTTAATTTGAAGCCGATCACGCAGCGGACCTATCGCAGCACCATTGAACCTTTCCGCGATCAGCATGGCGAAAAGACGGTTGCAAACCTGAAGCGTGAGCACGTCAAGGCAATCATTGCCAAATTGGCAGACCGCCCGGCGGTTGAGAATAATTGGCTTAAGACTATCAAGATTCTGATGCGTCATGCCCTCGAGTCTGGGATGCGCCCGGATGATCCGACCCTTGGAATCCGCAAACTTCGCACCGGGTCTTCAGGCTACCGGACGTGGACTGAAGCCGAAATTGAGCAATACTATGAAAAGCACGCGACGGGCAGCCGCGCCCGGCTTGCTTTGGATATGATGCTTTACACCGGGCAGCGCCGGGCTGACGTTGTGCGCATGGGCCGCCAACACGTTAGGGATGGCGTTTTGACTCTTCGCCAATCGAAGACCGGAACCGAAGTGGAAATTCCGTTGCACCCGATCTTGGTGGCATCCTTGGAAGCCCTTCCCAATAAGAACATGACTTTCCTGCTTACAGAATATGGCAAGCCTTTTGCCGTTGCGGGTTTTGGCAACTGGTTTCGTGATCGGGTAAAGGAAGCGGGCTTGCCGGATGGGCTTTCCGCCCATGGTCTTCGCAAGGCGGCCTGCCGACGTTTGGCTGAAGCCGGATGCACGGCACCGCAGATCATGTCCATATCCGGCCATAAGAATCTGAAGGAAGTGCAGACCTATATTCAGGCTGCCGACCGCCTTGGCCTTGCCCGTGAAGCCCTCAAAAAGCAGATCACCGCAGACGAAAGCAGAACGAAAATTGTCAAACCCGGCGCGGGGGTTTGACAATTTGTCAATTAAATCATTGATAAACAACGATTTTAGTAGTGGAGTGGTAGGCCCGGAGGGCGTAACAGAAAGCCGAAAAAACTAATGAAAACAACGGCCATGTGTCCAGCGTTATGGACTTTTCGACCTGTTTGTTTTCAATGGGTTAGAATTAATGTGTCCAACGAGTAAGACCGTGCTACAAGTTGCAATGAAAGGATAATGTGATGGAATACCCGCAAACATGGAACACAGACGCCGCCAAGCTTGCCGAGGTTGCCGCTGACTTCGAGGCCAAGCTGCCCGGCTGGTGGTGGTCAGTCGGAATGTGTAGCGTTGGGGCGCACGCATCTTGCGCAGTTGACGGCAATGGCGCGGCAAAGCATTTATTGGACGGCATCACCGCAGGGCAGCTATTCGACGCTGGCTTTCACGAGGATACCTTCATGGGTAAACCGCACGAGGCACTGCAAAGCGTGTTAGAACAGGCGCTTGGGTTTCTAGCAACCTTTAAGCCCGCGTTACAAGTTGCTAGAAAGGATAATGTGATGGGCATGTTTCATAACTGCGAATTCCCAGTCTATAAAGATGGCAGAACAGTGCAGAAAAGCTATGTGATCCGTGATGAACGGTATGAGGACATCATCCATGATTTTGTCAAAAGCGGCACAAAACTTATGGTCGAAGACTGGGATACGAAAAACTATGAAAATGTGGTGCTACAAAAGCAAGGTTGCGTTTGGGTGTTGACCGACTTGAAGGACGGCCCAACCGCGCTGCCGGAATCATACTACGAATTCGCGGACACATTTAAGAAAAATAGGATGCACGCGGCCCGATCTCACCCATTCCTATAATTGTCAAAACGCAAAAAGCCCCCACCGATTAGGCAGGGGCTTTTTGCTTTCTAGAGGTGCGGATTGCCCGTCATTTCAGACTTCGCGTCTTTCGTCCGACGATTACATCGGTCACAGGGGTCTCGCCTAACCTTCACGGTTACTTTCGCATTGCCGTCAGATCCCCGCGCCTCGGGTGAATGCAGCAACGGTGATCAACTCCGCTGGCCTATATCGTGGCAGGTCTTGAAAAGGTGCCGCGATGGTCTGCACTCGCCAGAAAGGCGGAATATGGGAACCTGCACCCGAATTGAGTCTTGGCGCATTTTAAACACCATATCCAAATCTGTGCGCACAGTCTGGCATCTGGCTCGGTTGTGACCGCCACGTCGTCAGGTTCCCATGTGGCCACAATACCCCATCCCGCGCGGCTTGTGAATCCTGAAATGTGAGAGATTACGGGTTAGCCGACCAGCCCGCCCTTGCACGCCGCCAATATCCGCACCACCGGCAAGCCCGCCGTTTGCTCGGTCAGGAACGCCTGCACAGGTGTCAGCATCGCCGCGCAAGCCTCTGGCGTCTGTTCAATGCGCCAGACCTCGGACCGGCACTCGACGGTTATAGGATCGGCTTGCAGGCATATCGTAGCGATTAGCAAAAACTGCATTCATGCGGCCCTCAGGGATAGAGACGCGACAATCATCCCGTATTTTGACGTGCCGACAAAACTATCCGAGAATGTATCAGCGCCCGCAGTGGCCTTGAGTTTATACGCCGCTGCGCAGATGGACCCGTAGCCAGCCGTTGATCGGGTATAGCCCGCGCCCGTGTATCCAGTGGGATAGCCCGTGATTGTGCTTGGTGGGTCGTTCGATGCCATGGCAAAGACAACGCACATAGAATTTGTATATGTGTTGTCGATCTGTGGTGGGTTTGGATAGGACAATGTGGCCCCGTTGTTGACCTGCCAAGTAATGTCACCGCTGTCGTCAAATATCGACGCATGAACCCCACGGAATGCCACAGCCCGCAACACGCTTTTGCCAGTTGTGCCCCAAATACCTGTCAACGTGGTGTCAGGTGTAGCGGTCATTACTTTGTAAAACAGTGCGCCGCGCGTGTAGTTGATGCTGGTGGACCCCCACGAAGTCCAGCCGATCGGCAGGTTCGGGGCGGCAGTTTGGTCGTCAGCATCAGCCGCCGCCAACACAAACACCACATCGCCCTCAGCCAGCCCTGTCGGCATGGTTATGTTTGGCGAGTTTACGGCCTCAGAAGTGCCGACCAGTGTGATGCCTGCCGGTGCAGCAACTGGCCATTTGTGGTGCTGCAACGTCATAAGACGACTCATGCGAACGCCCCGATGTTACCTTCGGCAAGCCAAGTGTTCGTGGCGGTTTTGGTCAAGGTCACGCCCGTCCATTGCGCGGCGATAGCGCCCGTCTTGGCGACCTGACCGTTGATTGTGACACCCGCAGCCGCGACAATGCTGGACGCGCCTGCGCCAATCATCGACACGCCAATGACGGTCCCTACAGGGAAGGCCACCGAGGCGTTGGCCGGGACGGTTGTTGTGTTGGTGGCGGCGTTGCTGCGCGTGACTTTCTTGCCCGCGTCAGCCATGACCAGCGTGTATGTCGTACCGGTCTGCGCGTTAATCGTAACAGACGACAGCCCGAGAGTGGAAATCTCCCCCGCCGTGGTTTTGTAGAGCGTTCCGGAACGCTCTACCATGACGACATCTGTACCAGTTACCGCCATGTTACGGTGCCGCCGTCAACTGCGAAATGCTGAACCCAAGCGCCTGCCCCGATAGCGTTAGCGGATTGGTGTTGGTGGTGCCTGCAAGGCTTGCCGCCGCGTGGGATGCTGCGCGAATAGCATCCAAGTCCGTTGCCGCTGTGACCGTGACGTTGCCGAGTTTGGTAAAATGCGCCGGAAGCATCAAACCCGCGTTTGTACCGTTGGCCGCTGGAATTGTAGCATCATCCCCGCTTGACGACACAACGACGCCCTGCGTTGAGCTTGCGGTGTATGACAGGTCAGCCCCACCCGCCACAACGTCAAGCCCCTCGGCCTCGGCTACTTTTGTCCAGCCCGCGCCGCGCCAGACGTAGATTGCCCATCCGCTTGTTACAGTGGCATCCGCAGACGCATCGGCCACAAACACGCGGTCGCCTGTTGTTGTGCCAGTTAGCGCGTTTCGCGCGGCAATATCGGCAACATCGTATTCAGTCGTGCCGAGATTTGCCTGCATATATGCAAGGATGTCGCTTGCAAGCGTGTTGTAAACAACGCCCCCGCGCTCGACAATGAAGTAATCAGAACCTTGAACAGCCATTTTTTAAGCCCTCGTGAGTGTTGAAATTGCATAACGTATTTCCGCGCCGACCAGCGCAAAGCCTGGGCCGGGTGTAATGGATGATCCGCCACTGCCCGCCCCCGGCGGGCCGATAACCGATGCAATAACGCTGGTGCCGCCGCGCTGAACGGATGCCAGCGTTTCATCCGTCGGTCCGAACCATTCAAACGACCGCCGATCGGGCATGAACCATTCGACTGTCCTGGTCATGCCGTTACCCGCTCAGATAGGTCGATCAGGATCGGATCGGGATAATCGACAAATCCTGTCGCTGATACGGTTTTGGCATCCGTGATGTATGTACGCGGATCAAGTGATGCGGTCTGTGCCGGGGTCAGGGTAAACAGGTAATGCGCTGCAACCTCGCCAACTGCGGCCACGAAAACAGGTGTCACAGATAGCACAGATGCTACGCTGTCGCTCGGCACATTCCTGCCATTCGCAGCTGGCTTTATGTCGCACGATACAGTTTCCGTACCGTCATAAGCCGGATTTGACGCCCGTATCCCGAACGTAACCGTTTCGCCGCGCTTGTATTCGAATTTTCCGACTGCTTGGCTCATGGCTTCCACCCGCAATTTTGTTCGCCCGTTTGATTTGTCACCAGGTCAGCCTCAAGGTTTTTGCGAAAAGGCTTTCGCGCGTCCAGCTCGGCCCGCGTGAACTTGCGCGGTTGCTCAACATCGCAGAATGCCACGCTCGTATCCGGCGCTGGGTTAAGGCAAGAGCCAGCGCCCAAGAGCGTTGACAAGGCTATCATCGTCCAAAGTCGCCGCCCCATCGCGCGCCCCTTTCGTGTTCAAAATGGTTTCAATTCGGCCATTGGCGGTTGCCGCCTCGGATCTGCTGCGCTCGTGATGGATGCCGCCAATCCAAACACCGTATGCAATCACCAAAACAGTCACGGCCGCAGCCCCGTAGGCATAAAGTCGCAACATGGTTTACCTCGCCACATTGGCGCCGGTCTGCGCATCCCGCAGCCGCCGCGCTTTAATCTCGCGCAATGACCACCAAACACCGCCCAAAACAGCCGCCACAGCAACAAGCGGCCAGTAGGTCAGCAAAGCGGCTTGCAGCCCGTCCAGCGCACCCTGCGCCTCACCAATGGCCGCTGTTGCCTGCTTTGCTTGCTCTGAAACCTGAGTGACCAGCGCAAGGCCAGTTGCCACCGAACCAACGGCCACGCCCGCCTCAGCTTTGTCAGCCGCTTTGATGGTTTCGGACCCTGATTTCCGCAGGTCTTTCATCGTCACATTGCGTTCTGCGCGCGGTTGCGCCTTTGCCAGTGCCGCCCATGTGCGATTGCCGACAACGCCATCAACCTCCAGGCCGTTATCGCTCTGGAACGATTTAACCGCGGCATCCGTCAAAGGCCCGAAATCGCCATCCCGCTGGCCAGCAAAATAACGCAGGTCGCGCAGTTGGCTTTGCAAGTCCAGCACAAACGCGCCTTTGTCACCAATCTGCACAGTTGCCCGGCCAGAAGCTTGCGAAGGATCGGCGCGGCGAATTGCGACAATGCGGGATGCCGGAAAACTTGCATCGCTCACCTTGTCGCCTTGGTTTCCACCGCGCAGGATTACCCTGTCGCCATCATAGCTGACAAAGAAACCCACATGCCCCGCTGGCTTTGCGCCGCGCTCAAGTATGACCACATCGCCAAGGCGAGCCAAGGCGGGCGCGACATTACTCCCCCACCGCTCATATGACCGTGCCATCAAGCTGTTTGACGGGGCGATGCCGCATTCTGCCAGCACAGCCCCCACGAACGCCGCACACCAAGGCACATCGTCGGTCATGCCGTTAAATCCAGCGCGCGCGAAAAATTCCTCAACAACCGGATTGCTTTTGGCCCCCGGCCATTCCTCAACACCGAGATAGCGCTTTGATGCCTCGCTGATCGCGTGATTGTAATTGCTGCTCATTTTTGCCGCCTTTCCCAATCCTTCCACAGGATTTCATGTTGCATCTCGACACGCGCCAACCGCGTATAAATGCTGATGTTTGATTGATCGTTGCCGCCCTCTTTTTTGTCCCGCCGAACGAGTGGGACAATCAGAAAGACGACAACACACGCAAAGCCCACAAAGGCCATAAATGAAGGCCCAACCGCATCGGACCATGCCCTAACCTGTTCAGCGTCCAGATTTTCCAAGTGCGAACCTCCCGCGCATATCTGCGAAGGCAACCCGTAGGAAAAACAACGCTTGGGGAATGAAGAAAAAGGCGCTCCAAATCGTCAAATGCACCCCGTCCGGCGTGTCCGCTGCCGACCATCCCAGCAACGAAAACATGAATACGATAAGCCCAAACCCTGCCGCGCGGATCATGGGCGACCAAAACCACCGGCCATTGATGTGCAGGCCGTATAGCACCAGTCCACTTGATGCCATAAAGCCCATGGCCCACACCTCGGCTGGCGTGTCATAGACCATGTAGCCGTAGACGTTTGGGGCCATCGTGCCAGGCATAAACATTGACACGACCATAAAAACCGCGCCGCTGATAAACATAGCCATCGCAAACCGCCATTGCGCGGGGCGATCAAGGGTTACTCTGTGCATTCGTCTTCACCCCAGATTATGAACCTGCTGAACCGTGTTGTTTCCCTGCGGAAAATCCATGAGTTCGGATGGACGGTCCACGTCACGGCCAACTCGTAAATTCCGCACGGCAATTCATAGGCCCGTGGTTCTGTCCAGATCATCCATTCCAACGTGACCGGAACGGGCAACTGGCTGTCGTCTTGGTAAATCAGCGTTGAGACTGGTGTTGTCGCATATGTCACCCAGCCCTGCGGCTCTTTGCGGCGAACCTTCGCAACCCATTGGCCTGTAAATGTGTTATGGATTGTCCGCTTGAAATCAATTGTTACATCCTGCCACCGCGCCGCGCTCTGCACATCCATTTTCTGGATGGTAAGCCAGTGGCTGGCAGGTGTCGCAAAATAGAACCCAACCCAAACCGCGACAATGATTGCGATGATAACGCCGAACCGCTCATCTGTGTGTAATGGTTTCATGCCAGCTCCGCCGCCAGCCGTTTCTTGAAATGCGTGACGATCATCAACTGCCCGCCGTTGTAATTCCAAACACGCTGTCAGCCACGGCCTCGGTAACAATGCCTAATGAGATCATCGACAGAACAAGCCAGTGATTGCGCTCAACCGTTGCACATGATGCCCAAGTGATTTGTGCATCACGCTGCTGTGCTGTGGTCAAAAAACCTAGGAAAGATAGCATTGCAGCGGGCCAATCTCCTTTGGCGGCACTGATAGCCTCATCATCGGTCAATACGCCCTGCTCTGCCAGCCGGTTGCAGAACAGCGCCCGGTCGATTGCAGCCGTGGCGCGGATTTGCTCAACCGTAGGGGCTTCCGGCACCGGTTCAAACGGCGCGTTTTCACCCGCTGCCTGCGCCAGCTCAAACAATGGGTCGTCAGGGATGACGTGGTATGGTGCACCGTTGATAATCGCAACGAATGTCCCATCAGTGCGTTTGCTTTGAATTTCCATCACGAAACCTTCCATGCATAACCTGTCCATGCGTACCCGGCACCAGGCGCGCCGAGCGATGATCCACCAGCATATATCCCGCGCGCTTGAACGAGCGTGGCGGTCCCGCTGGTGCCTATTTGCTGCGCAGAGACAAACCAAGTTCCGCCTGCGGGCAGGACATAAGCTGTTGCTGCGGCAGGACTAATCGTCTGTATGTTTCCGATCCCACCGCTTGCGGTCGCCTTTGGCATTGCATGGGTCGTGACAAATTCTGTGTTGGCGGCTTTGGTTGTGTTGTCGCCCGCCACTGGCGTCGGTACCGTGACCGTGCCAGTGAACGTCGGGTCCTCTGTATCAATTATCCAGGCGTCATTTGCGGTATTGCGTTTTTTCATCACCCCGGGTGATGATGAAGTATCAAACCACTGCATCCCTGCAACTGTCGGGCTGGGTGCCGTGCTGCCAGAGTTGCTGGATACCAGCGCAGCGTTGATTTCATTCATCCTCGCCCGCACTGTCACGGCTGGGGCGTTTTCATTTGTAAAGCTTGTGGTTTGAGCCATCAGGCAACCTCATCCGCATAAAGCCGCAAGCGCGAGACCAGCGGCGTGAAAGAAAGATCATTTGTCGTAAGTTTTGCGCGGGCCTGCACGGCACGGGCATTGATTTCGGCGTTATCAACCCGCGACCATTCATCCCAAATCGGGCTGGCCGTTGGGTCGTCATCGGTCGCGCGGTATTCCATCACCACATCAACCTCGCCACCGTCCACACCGTCGAACATATCCCAGTCGTCAAAATTACCGGGGCGCTCGTCAAACAGTTCGGACAGGTTGACAACCGACATTTCAATATCACTACGCAGCCGCACAGCCGCGACAGCCCCGAAGTCAAGGCCCGCCGCAAATGTGTAAGTGCCGGATGCCGCAAGCCCGCTTGCCGCGTCGAATGTGCCGAGATCGTCAAAAATGCCCAGATCATCAAACATCGTGACGCCATCAAGCCGCAATCCGCCGCCAAGGCTGACAACCGATTCCTGCGTGCCAGAAAACACCGGGTCGGCTTGCAGGTAATCCACAGGGATAAAGCTGATAGCCTGTGCCCCGCTGGTATAGACCACCGAGGCAGGGCCAAGCCGCCCCCCCGCGTCACGCGCCCGCAAAATGTATGCGCCGGGCTTCAACGGCAATGCCGTGCTTGTTTGCGCGCCGTTGACAATATCCATCGACACACTGCCCGACCAAACCGCAGGCAGGCTTGTGGTATGCCGGATGACAATTGCGCCGCCGATACGCACATCAAGATCAGAATGCAGGGGCCATTTAATAAAGGCCAGCCCGCCCGCCGTTTGCAGCGTCACCTCTTCCAGCGCTACAGGCTCGGCCCCAAGTCCGTAAATCTCTTGCGAAACCTCGGCCCAATCGGATGATACGCCAAGCTGCGAAACAGATTTAACGCGGAACGACCAAAGCCCCGGCTCGATATCCAGTATCTCGGCAAAATTCTGCGTTGTCCTCGGTTGTTCAACCCATTCTCCACCGGCAAGGCTTGCCGCAACCACATATTCCGCGACATTCGGCGATGCCGATGCAAGCCATTCCACTCGCGCCAATGCTTTAACGCCGGTTCCGTCCCGCGTCACATAAAGCGACTCTGTGACCTGTATGGCTGCTGTCACCGGAACATCAAACGCGCTTGGCAAGGTGGTGCGCGGGGCGGCGGCATAGATCGCGGCCTCACTTGCGTCCCAATCGTAAATCAATGGCGATGTTTCGCGCAGCACAAGGTTTGGCACCAGTTCGGGGCTTTCATCACCCGACAGGTTCAGCGTCAGGGACTCTACATCAAACGGCTTGGCCGACATGCCCCACCGTTCATAGGAAAACATTGCCGTGCCACCCACTGAAACCTGCCAAGCTGAAAGCTTGCCGTTCAGGCTGACTGTCATTTGACGACGCGCTTTTTCCAGCTCGATGCGGGCCAATCGTTGCGCCATGCTTGCCGAGATCGTGAACGGCAGCGCAATGTCGCGCCAACGCTGTTCCCCGCCATCCTCGGCCAGATAGACATCGCTTTCATAGGCGGGAAAGTCATCAACCTGCCAATCATTGTCGGGACTGATAAAAGTCCCCCGAACCGCGTTGAAACTGTCAGCCATAGAGGCGCGGGTTTCTAGCGTCATGCCGCCAGTCCGCACATCATTATCGGTCAATTCTACCGTTGGGATGCGGTAAGCGCCCGCGCGAATACGCCACGCGCCGCCAAGCCACGCGATGCTGCCAGCCATAGAACCGAGCATAGCTTCAATGATGTTTTGCGGGGTTTCCGATAGCGTCATTGCGCCGTTGCATGTATATCGCCGTTCGGTGCCGCCATCTGTGGTTGCCACAGATTCATCGCAGATGTTTGCCGCCTCGATCAGCGAGTCTGTGTCGATACCATCCGCCGCGCCGATCTGCGCCCCCAAACTAAACGTCTGCAATGACATATAGTCTGCGACACAAAGCGCGGGGTTTGCGCTGTAGCCGCGCAGCCCCGTGCGTGGGTCAAGGATGTCGTTTTTTCCCCAAATATCAACGCTAATATTCGGAATGCCGTTGGGGAACCGGTCTGCGGTGTAATACATGTCCAGCATGATTGCTGCACAGCCGTCCAAGCGGTGCGCTGCGGTCCACTCCGCCGAGTTTACAGGAAAGGCCGTCTGTCCGGGCGTGCCGAGCCGCTTGTGTACGACCAGCCCGTCAATATAGCGCCCAACCGCGTTGCCGTTCGCGTCTGCCGCCAACTCACCATCAAAGTAAATTTCGCGGATTTGCTCGACTTGGTGTCCGGCCAAAACAACAACGAGATTGAGGGAGTTTTTAGCGGTGTCAGTTCTGGTCGCGATATTTCCGAAAATGCCCGTTGTGAAGGTGGCGGCATAAGTGGTGATGTATACGATCACGCCGCCCTTGCGCACCTGACCATAAACCAGATCACGCGGGGCCGCAGCTTCCCGCACCGTAACTTTGCGGTCCTGCATCGAGGTTTTGGCCTTTGGCATCAGGGCTTGACTGGCAGCAGACAGCAAAAGCGAGCCGCCGATTTTCACAAGCGCAGAACCAAAAGCGCCAAGACCTGCAACCCAAGCTGATGCACCAGCAAACGCGCCAGCAATCGCGCCAAATACGGGGGCTAGAAATGGCATCTTACACCCTCCACGCGCTAAAACAGGCTTTCAGCGGCACCGAAACCAAGCCCGAAGGCTGCAAAAATAGACCGTCCGAACCAACACAAACGCCAAGCGCACGCTCGGCACCGCCAAGCAAAATATCTCCGCGCTGCGCCATAAGCACCGCAGGCAGCGGATTGCCAAGAATAGACCGCGCCAGATCTTCGACCGTCTCGCAGCCCAGCTTGCGCAGAACGCGCGCGGCCCCAGCCTCGGTTGTATACTTGCCGCGCCACGCGCTGGCGGCATCTTCGCCCGTCATGGCTTTGCGCACATCAAAGGCCCAAGTTGCACAATCATGCGCGCCCCACTCGAAAGCCTTGGCGCGCGCCGCCTTGACTTCATCCAGCAGCTTCAATTCCCAACCGTTCAAGCGCATTAGCTACGCCCCCACACGATTTCCTGATCTTGGATTGCCGTGACAAACTCAAAGCCCATATCGCCAGGGGAAAGAACCTGCTGGCTTTCATGCGTGTAGCGAAACTCGCGCGCCGTGGTTAGGTCAATCATGCGGCTCTCATAGGTGATATTGATCGTGCAATTTGAGCCTTCATCGTTGATCGTTGGCACGTCCAGCCGACCGGCGAATAGCTCCACCGTGTCGCCATCAACAGCGCCGTTAGCGTCCAGTACCGCTAGGTAGATCCGGCCTATTTTACCTTGCTGCGCGTCATTGATGCACGCCGAAACTAATTCGGTCGGGATGCCCGACAGGTAAATAGTCGCGCCGTTGGCAACGACCGCCCGCGTTTCCTCAATGGTATCAAACCCGAACAGGTGGCCCGCACCGGTCCAATCATTGCCGCCGTAGCTGATTGTGCCAAGGCCAGACCACAGGCGCAGAAAGCCGCTAGTGAACTCCATTTCAACCAGCAAGGCCAAGCGCATTGCATCGCCGCCGGTTAAGGCGGCGGTAATGGCGGCGGGTAGATCACGGCTCATATTGCCTCGCGCGCGGAAAGTGTGAACTGGTAAAAGTCAGCTACGCCAATGCTGGCAGGCGCGGGGCCGGTCAGCCGCAGAACAACGCCGGGGTTTGCGACATTCAACGCCGCCTCATTGGCCGGCGAGATGCGCAGCGGCGGGTGAAATGCCAAAGTGGACACCCCGGAACCGTTAGAAACAGCATCAACCGACAACTGGTACAGCCGCATCGACGCGCCCTCGCCTAACGAAAAGAAGTCACCGGCCCCCATCACCAGCGCATTTGCAGGCCAGCCGGTCGTGGTTAGGGTGCTGCCAGTTTGCCCTGCACCGGATACAACAGGCGCACCCAAAATAACCTGCCTGATAGCTGGGTCGCGGAATATGAACTTGCCCGCCAAACCGCCAAGCCCGTTGATGAACGCATCCATCACACGCGCGTTGCGGCCTTGCAGGCGGATCATATCAATCTCATAGGACCAATAGCGCCCGCCCCAATCCTGCACCTGCTGCCCGCCCGTGAATGGCGATGTTGACGCCGAAGTCATGGCAATAAGCGACCGCTGCGCCGCTGACACCAGCGTCAAAGGTAATTCTGCGGTCATACCGAATAGCCCCGCGATTGCCGCTTGCCGATGCTGGCCCGCGTTGCGTTTACAATGTCAGGCAACGCCCGCTGCATTTGCGCCGCGATTTGCTCGGCAACGCCCTGTTGCGCGCCGCGTGCGTCGATGCTGATTGATGTGCCGCTGCTAGATCCGCTGGATGCCATCATGGCGTTTGAAACATCGTGTGGGATGATGCGTGTACCGCTTGGCAGGTCCATGATTTCCCCGCCGCGCTCGTTAACTGTGGTCAAGCCGCCGCGCCAATGCTCTGTGCCTGCCGCGTTTTTGCCAAGCAGACCGCCCAACCAGCTACCGACTCCACTAAACGCCCCATCGGCCCCGAACAGGCTTTTAAACCCGTTCATCAACTGCATTTTTGCAATGTCCATGATAAGGTCAGCCAGAGACTCGCGCAGGCTCTTGGAACCATCTAGCAAGCCGGAGAACATGCCCCCAATTGCATCGGCGCCGGTGTTTGCCGCCTTTTGGACCTCGGTCAAAGAGTCCTTAACTTTTTTCGCCGCCGATGCGCCCTTGCTGCCAGCGCCATCCAGTGCCTCACCAAGTTCATTAACGGGCGGTGGCGTGGCCTCGATTTCGGTTTTGGTTGATGCGACTGCATCTTTCAACGCCTGCACAGAGGCCAGTGGCTTTGTCATCGCGCTTGAAAGGGCATTGGCTTGGCTTGCCCAGTTTGCTGCAAACTCGTTGGCATCAGCCGCGCCGCCTTCCAAGCCATAGACGCCACTTTGTGCATCGATAGCCGCAGTTCCAAGAGTATCCGCGAGACCGCCCATGCCGGGAATATTGCCAATGCCCCCAGCAATGGAACGCAGGAACTGCGCCCAGCCCGCCTGCATGGTAGCCAGTGCGCCGAGGAAAGCCCCCTTGATGCGCTGGCTAACCTCATTGACGCGCAGGAACAGGACGTTGGCCCCGTCACCCATCCGCGCCCAAACTTCAACAGCAACATCCCCCAGCAGCGACATAGCGTTGCCAAAACTGCCTGTTGCCGTGATCAGGTCCGAAAAGCCAGTGATTAGGTCATAAGCCCAAGTGATTACACTGGTCAGGGCGTCCCATATACCCGTGATTGCCGCGCCAAGCCCAAAGAAGCCGTCAGTTGCGTCCCATACCCAGACAACCAAGCCGCCAATGGCGTCGGCAAGGCTGGTGATGATGTTGACCGACGCAGAGGTGATTTCAACCACAGCACTGACTGCGCTGACGATAGTATCCAGCACCGCCCGCAAAAGCCCGCCCTCTCGCAGGCTGTCGGTAAATGCCAAAGCCAAGCTGCCAAGCGCAGGGACAACAGAAATCGCCAACTGATCGCCAAGGTATTTGCCAATCAGTGCGAGGCGACCAATTCTGTCGTTCGCCGTCTCAATCGCGCCAGCATCCACATCGGACATTGCTAAGCCATAATCGGCAATGTCCTTTGCAGCATCACGGAAAATAGCGCCGCCACTAACCAACGCGAGGATCATTTCCTTGTTGCGAACCCCAAGGTTCTGCAAGAGCGCCGACGCCTCGCCGCTAGATGCGCCTGTTTGCTGGATTGCATCGGCCAGCGTGGCGAGCTGCTCAGAGGGGCGCTGCTTTTTGAAAGATTCCGCATCAATGCCCAATTGCTTTAGGGCCGATGCTGAACCCTTACCACCTTTAGCCAATTCGCGGTTCATGGTCTGAACGCCATCGGTCAACGCGCTAACATCAACACCAGCCTCACCCGCTGCCATTTCCATCGCGCGAAAGCCCTCGATGCTCTCTCCCAAGCGCCGCGCCGATTTGGCCGTGGCGTCGATAGCAGTTGCCGATTTTAGGGCGAACGCCGCAACAGCCGTGGCCGCCGCAACCGCAGCCGCCGCAATGGCAGCGCCGCCAAGGTTAAACTTGCTTTTCAGCTTGTCCATTGCAGAACTGGCTTCTTTAGTGCCAGTCTGGAATTGTGCGCTATCAAGCCCTAAGTTGACCCTGAGCGCCCCGATTACCGATGATGCCATTTTTAACCCCCAGAGGCCCGAATGTTTAAAATTACAGCCGCGTTATTGTTGCTTGCCTTGCCTGCCAATGCAGGTGGACTGACTGTCAAAGATTGCGCCCTGCGCAATGGTCGGGATGGCTGGATGGATTGCACATTTACCAATGAAACCAATACGCCCATCGCAATGTTCACTTTTGAAACTACTATAAACGAAACTGGGCGAACTGTGCCTTGGGTTAAGCCGCGACAAAGCTCTTTCCCAAACCACAGGCCTATAATGGGCGGGCTGGAGCCAAGCGAAGCGGCCACCCTGCCCCTAAATTTCGGCTATCTCGACAAGCGCGCCAACCTTGAAAAGCTCGTGATTGACGTGGTTATCACTGGTCTTTTCGACGTTAACGGCGCTGAGATTGCGAACTAGCAGCTAACGCTCGGTCAATCTTATCCCACGCATTGATGCACCGCACCATTTCCGCCCGCCTTGCTGACTTACCGCCCACAAAATTCGCAAGCGTGGGCGGGTCTTTTAACTGCGGCAACATGGCTGTGAACCATATTTCAGTTCTGCGGCTTTCCGCCCGCAGCGCAGCGCCTTCCATTTCAGTTACGAACAGGCGCGGGGTCAGATCCCAAAATCGCGCCGGATCAAACCCCGCCGCGATGTATTCTTTCAAAAGGGCCGGAATGTCTAAGCCGCCTTGCCCCGGCTCTTTGCGTTTCCCGCTTTTGACTCGGCGGACGGGTCAGGATTGCTCGCGCCCATCAGCTTGCCAAATACATCATCATTCTGCGCGATAATGTCGTCAACTAACCAGCGGTCAACAACATCGCCATGGTGCCGCTGCAATGCGCCCGCGAAAAGGTCGGTGACGATAGATAGATCAGGCATCCAACCAGCCTTGGCCCCAGCTGGTGGCTCAAGTTGGGCCAGTACGTCCTGCCCGTGTTTGGCCTGTAGATCGGCAAGAACGCTCATGCCGACCCATAATTTGTAGTCTGACCCATTGGCCGAAACGATCAAGCTGCCCTGTGCGTTTACCATTCGGGGCCTCAAGCAATCGTGCGTGGGTTGGTAGCCTGCCGCGCTTTGACCTTTACCGATAGGCTTGCCATAGCCTTATCACCAATGGTGCCGGTGGGGGTGTAGCTGTTGACATATGCGGCATACGTGCGGCGCGCGCTGGTGCCTGCGGGGTCGATATTAAATTCAACCAAGACATCCTCAGCCGTGCCGGCCGCTGTCAGTGCCGACAGGGTTTCAAGCAGAACATCGCCAGCATGTTCGGCCCAGTATTGTTTTTCTTGCGACCAGTCAGCCACAGGCAAAAGGCCGGGAACAGTTTCGCGGGTGCGGCCCGGCGACTGCATGTGTGTTACGTCCACATCTTCCGGCACCTGCTCAGGGAATGGTAGGGTTTCAAAGCCGAGGATCTGCGTCCATGTGGTGGTTTCGGCAACCGTGCGCCCGATCCACATTTCCCAATCATAGGCAATATCGCCTGCAAAGTTTGTCTGCGTCATGATGTTTGCCTCCAAGCAAAACTAAAGTCCAAGCTGACACGGTATGGCCGATCAGCCTCGTTTGAACCGCCTTCGCGGCTATCTCTGGTCGTGATGTGCTGGATCAGCCGAAAGCCTGCCGCGCGGTAGCCGTGCAGAAGCGCCTTGATGGCATCCGATATT